CTGAGTACCGACTGAGTAGGACTGGACTCGTGAGGCTAGGTCTGCTCTTAGTAGGTCATTGAACTGAAACTTGATGAAGGCATCGCCAGGTAGTAGGCGAGAGAACGCTGCCTCAACCTTTTCTGCCAGAGGTCTTAGTGTCATCGAAACAAACTGCAAGTTATTTTGCTCAACAGATGCGTAGCTTGCTGTGCCTGGTACACCTAGTAGGTGAAGTGGGACATTGAAAGCTCTGGCGATTTCCTCGACTGCAAACTTGCGTGACTCTAGTGCTTGGCTTGCTTCTGGGTCAGTCTGAGTTGCAACAAACTTAGCTCCACCAGATAGGACACCTGTGCGGTGTGCCCTGCGTGTGCCGTTTCTGTGGCGTGAGTCAAAGCCGTCTGCCAACTGTGAGGCTTGCTCGGCTGTTAGGTTGCCTGGGAACTCGATTACACCAGAGGCACTTGCACCAGTTCCAAAGAACCTTGAGGCATAGTCGCTTAGTGCGATGTTTAGACCTAGTGCTTGCTTTAGAGTTTCGACTCGGCTGAGTCCTGTTAGCTCACCTGGCAAGATTAGATCAACAATGTGGATGACCTCATCGCTTGTAAGCATCCGGCCTTCGCCCTGCACTTTGTAAACTTTGCGACCAATAGCCGAACGCTCAACATCTACCTTCTCAGGATCAAGGTTGACTAGGTTTACAACCTGTCCTTGTGCATCTCTAAAGACACGAGTGTAAGAATTGCCATGCACCAACAAGCTAGAAAAGACCTGCTGAAAGAACGCTGCCCTTGTGCTTAGGTCAACATCTGGTTGGTCCAACCAAACTGGTCGGGGGTTCAAAGGTCGGCGAGTTGCACCAATCCTTAGATAAGCCCCACATGGCAAAGTTGAGATGGTGTCAGAGATAAGGCTGACAGCAGAGAAGAAGGCAACAATCTCAAAAGACTTTTTAGTAGTGACATTGACACCAGACTCTGACATCAAGCCCCAAGGTTCACCTGCACCCCAAACAGTTTGAAAGCTAACAGCTCTCTGCTCAAAAAGATTACCTAGCATTACTTACCTCGCTCAATAGCTATACCAAAAGTGAGGATGCCAGCACCGAGCAGAACTAGACCTGCTGGTGGATAGATAAGACCTGCACCTACTGAGATTGTCAGGATGCCAACTGCTTGGAGAATTGTCGCTGTCATTACCAACCTAAATAAAGAATTGCGGAAGTAGTTCCTCAGCCTCTACTCTACCAACTGTTGCCCTATCAAAGGCTATGACTGCTGCCACTGCTGCGTCAATCTTTCGGGGTGATCCTCGATGTTCTTTGACGATGCGTGGGCCGATTCGGTCAGTTTTGATGACAGCGTTGCTTAGGTGTCGGGCTAAAGTTGGGTTGCCGTCATGGGTTAGGTTGCCCTCAGTCACAGCAGTGAATAGCTTGCTACAGGCTGGCACCATTCTGGATGGTGAGCTTGAGTTGTATTCAACAACTGGCAAACCAAGGTCTTGCATCGCTTCCATTGTGCGTTGCCATCTAAAAGGGTCACAGGCAATCTCTTTTACATTGTATGTCTGGCAAAATTGAATAATCTCATCCTCAACCTCTTGAGTGCTAACACGCCAATCATCGGTGTCCTCTGGTTTCTTTTCCCAGACTCGGATAAGCCCGATGTGTGGCAAGGTGTCATCGGTTGGGATTGTGCAATAAGTGAGGGCTGTGCAGTCGCCGTTGAATGAGCCGTCAAAGCCGACAATGACTGGTGTGTCTGGGTCAAGGTTTATCTGTTGCCCTAGCTGCTCCCACTTGCCAGTTGGTAGCCAAGCGTTCAAAGAGCTGACCCATTGGTTTAGTCGCTTAGTTCTAAACTCAGGCTCTGGGGTTCTTAGCACCGCTGAGGCAAAGTCATCCTTGGCAACTAGATCATCAAAGCCAGGATTGGCACTTTGCCAAGTCTGCTCAAGTCTGTGGTCTGCCTCTGGTTCTGCTTCCCACCAAGCCATAAAAAAGCTAGGGTCTTTGACTTCACCGGTGCTCACTCTCTTGCCAAACTGGTAAAGGTTATAGGCGATTGAGTCTTGTCCGGTCATGTCTGTCTTTTGACCAGCAGTAGTGACAGCAAGTAGCTGTGCCATCTTGCCTCGGTTTCCCATAGACAGCGAAAGCACATCAAACAGCTCTCGGTTCTTGTGGGCATGAATCTCATCAACTATAGCTCGGCTAACATTCAGACCCTCTTTTGAGTAAGCCTCGGCAGACAAGACTTTCATTACAGAGTTAGTGCTTGGCACATAGATTGCATCTCGATAAAGGGTGCACATCTCAGATAGCTCACTTGCCTCAACCATACGCTTGGCCTCACCAAAGATGATGCGAGCCTGTTCCTTTTCAGCAGCAGCAACCACTACCTCGCCACCCTCAATGCCCTCAGCAATAAGTGAGTAAAGTGCAAGCGTTGAGGCTAGGGCAGATTTGCCTGATTTTCTTGGAGTGCCTACAAGTGCCACTCGTGCAGATAGACCGCCATCCTCATCTCTGGCAAAGATGCGTCTAACAAGTTCCTTTTGCCACTCTCTGAGTCTTAGGGCTTGGCCTACTTTGCCAGCAATTCCGTCTTTACCAATAGTGCCAAAGGCCTCAGCAAACTCAATGGCGTATTCACCATCACCTCTAGCAATGGCCTCATCAGAAACAGGGGTAAGCCAGCGTGGTGGCCAACTACTGTCTTGATTCACGCTTGGCAATTATTCCCTCTAACTTGCTCATCTTTTTGACCTCTGCTAATCCAAGCCTAGACCTGTCTGAGGGCGAGAAGCCAAGCAGGGATAGGTTGGACACTATTGCCTTGTCTAGCTCTCTCAGTCCTCGCCGGTCTTTAGGGTCATTGTTTGTCATTACTTGCACCCTAAGATTCCAACGCTCGTCAATCATTTCACAGGTCATTAGCAACAGCTCTGTGTCTGTGTTGGGGCTAATCCAGTTGATGCCAGTGTCCCAAACTTTATCCCAGAGTTCCTTGCCGTACTTTAGCAATGGTCTGGATGGCTCAGGTGCAACCTCGGCCATTGGGATAAGGGTGATTGTTGATTGGTCCGGCAATGCTCGCTTGCCAGGATTACCCTGCAAACGCTTTTGCTCTATTGGCTTGGCTGGCCTACCTGGTTGCATTGACTAGCTCGGCTTTTTGTCCTGTTAGCTTTTCCCAGCGTTCAACGATGACATCACAATACTTAGGGTCAAGCTCCATCACGTAGCAGATGCGTTTGGTTTGTTCACAAGCTATAAGCGTAGATCCAGAGCCACCAAACAAATCTAAAACAATTTGGCCAGACAGGGTTGTGTGAGTTATCGCCATTGCTGCTAATTCAACTGGTTTTTGAGTTGGGTGTTTATAGCTGCTCGATGAGTCCTTGCCTACGCTCCAAACAGAGCCAATTCTTTTATTAGTGAGTTTGTTGCCATTGTGCCAAACCAGTGCAACCTCATAATCTGTCCCAAAGGTCTTTTCTAAATCTCCAATGTAGCCCCCACCCTTATCCCAAATAATGATGTTGCTAGGGAATCCAAATGAGGACATCTGTGCAATCCAAGTATCTAAGACCTTCCAGCTAGTCCAAACAAAAACCCAGCCATTATTGAATTGCTTTATTACAGGTGCGATGTCCAGCAATACATCGTCATTTTGCAATACATCAAACTTGTCAGTTTTAGTTCTAAAGTTTGACTGATACTCAACACCATAAGGGGGGTCAGTAAAGACCATGCCAGCAGTCTTTTGATTCATGAGCTTTGACACATCCAAAGAATCAACCGAGTCACCACACATAAGTCTGTGATTACCTAGTTGCCAGATGTCGCCAAGAGCAACTCTGCCAGGTGCAGACTCAGGCACCTCATCCTCGACAATCGGCTTATCCTCATCGGGTAGCTCTAGTGCCTCAAATCCAAACTCTGCAAGCTCCCAACCCTCGGCCTCAAGCTCTAGCAGTTGGGCTGTCAGCACTTCTTGGTTCCAGTTGGCAAGCTCGGCTGTTCGATTATCTGCGATGGCAAAGGCTTTGATCTTGTCGGCTGTCCAATCGTCAGGAACCTTGACAACATCTATCTGGGTCCAGCCCAATCGCTTGGCAGCTTCGACTGTTCCATTGCCAGCCACAATCACACCAGCCTCAGTGATGACTATTGGCTTACGCTGACCAAACTCTTTGAGGCTTCCCTCGATTGCTTTGAGGTTTTTATCATCATGTTGCCTAGCGTTTTTAGGGTCTGGCGTTAGGTCTTCGATGCGTAGGTTTTGAATCAGCATTTTTTGAGTCTACCAAAAAGCTTTAGTTTTGCGGTACTGCACAAAAGCA